GCTGCCACATATTATCCTCCTGTCCGTTTAAGAGACACAGCAGGCGGTGGTGGTGATGTAGCTGTTGTTCCTCCATCTGTTGCAGCTATTGGTGCTATCGGAAGATCTGAGGCTTTAAGCGAAGGTCCATGGTTTGCTCCGGCAGGATTTAACAGAGGTGGAATTGGAGTTCTTGGTGGCAATGCTGGTCCTCGTGTAGCAGGAACCATTGAACATTTAACTAAGAGAGATCGTGATGATCTTTATGAGCAGAACATTAATCCAATTGCAAGATTTCCATCCATTGGAGAAATTGTAATCTTTGGACAAAAAACGCTTCAACAAACCCCATCTGCTTTAGATAGAATTAATGTCAGACGACTTATGATTTATCTCAAGAAGAGAGTGGGCAGAGTTGCTAACACTATTTTGTTTGATCAGAATGTTCGAACAACTTGGTTTAGATTCAAAGACAGAGCAGACGACATTTTACGAGATGTCCAAACAAGATTTGGAATAACAGAATATAAACTGGTTTTAGATGAAACCACAACAACAACAGATATGATTGATAGGAACATCCTCTATGCGAAGATTTTTGTTAAACCAGCTAGAGCTATTGAATTCATTGCAATCGACTTCGTTATTACAAGATCAGGAGTTGAATTCTAATTATGCAACTAATTATAAATAACATAGGAGAATTTAATAATGGCTGAAGTAACAGGCGGTGGAAATAAATTTTGGACAGATGCAACAGTATCACCGAAAAGAAATTATAGATGGATTGTCCGAATGGGCCCCGACAGTGATATTGTTTGGTATGCCAAGACAGTAACAACGCCATCTTATGAAGTTAGCGAAATTGAACACCAGTTTTTAGATAATAAATATTATTATCCGGGAAGAGTTTCTTGGAGTGAGGTTACTCTAACTTTAGTTGACCCTGTTAGTCCCGATGCTGTTGGAATAACATTAGATATTTTAACTGCTTCCGGATACTCAGTAAAAACAAAAACAGAGGCCGGCAACCCAAAAACAATTTCAAAGGGTGCATCTGCTGGAGGGGCAAATGAAAAAAACAAAGGTCTCGGCAAATTTAGAATAGAATTATATGACCATGATGGTGAGATGCTTGAAACATGGGCATTGTGGAACGCATGGGTTAAATCGGCTAAGTATGGTGATTTAGATTACTCTAACGATGAACTTAGAACGGTTGAATTGACAATCAGATATGACTGGGCCGAATGTGATTTCGGAACGAAAAACGCCGCGAATGATTTCAATCCATGGTCTAGCGGTGGAATGGACAAATAATCTGATTAACGGGAGCCTGAATGACATTTTGGACGGATTCTACCTTTGAACCATTACGTAAATATAGATTCTTGGTTAGAATTGGCGATAGCGATATAAGATTTGATTTAAAGTCCGTCACCTTGCCAAACTGGGAAACAGATATGGTGGAATATAAACTTATGAACCATATGATCAAATATCCGGGAATAGGAAAATGGGCTGATTGCCAAATGACATTTGTTGTTACATCCGGCAGTTCACAGAAAAAATTCCTATATATGACCGGTTATAAAAACATTAAAGGGAATGGAGCAACTTTAGAAAAGAAAAAATTCCCCAGCAATCCAAGAATTGAATTATTGAGCGAAAATGGCGCAGTTGTTACAACATTTACGTTACACAACGCTTGGATTCAATCAATAGAATATGGTGAATTAAATTATGAAGAAGATGGTTTTGTTGAGGCCACTTTGTCCATTTCACTAGATTACGCAACAATTAGTTAATGACATAAGAGAGGTGAAATTTGTCAAGAAGAAATAACGAAAATCGCATGATGGGTGGCCACAAACCCGAACATGCTGATGCACCGCCGCAAGTACAACAGGAGAAAACATTTGATCCGTTGCATTTTGTTGCACCAACAGAATTTGTGGACTTGCCATCTCAAGGCAAGGGATATCCAGAAACTCACCCATTGCATGGGAAAGGAGAAGTGGAAATCCGCTACATGACAGCAAAAGATGAAGATATCTTATCTTCTCAAACACTATTGAAAAAGGGTGTTGCTTTGGAGAGGTTTATGCAAAACATTCTCGTTGATAGAAGAATTAATTCAAAGAAACTCTTTGTGGCAGATAGGAATGCTATCCTAATTGCAGCTAGGGTTTCCGGTTATGGAAACATTTATCAGACCAACGTTACGTGCCCATCATGTGGAAACAGTTCAGACACAGAGTTTAATTTAAATGACAAAAAAGTTGTTTATTTGAACCTGAATAAAGAGTTGGGAATAGAAGAAACCGGAGCAGGCACTTTTACGACAAAAATGCCTTATAGTAAATTTAAAATAGAATTTAAACTTTTGTTAGGGGAAGACGAGATTTACATTGCCAATGTGTCTTCGACCAAAAGAAGAAAGAAAATGGTTGAAAGTATGCTTTCAGACCAATATAAAAGAATGATCGTTAGTATAGAAGGGCACAGAGACAGACTAATCATCGATAAATACGTAGATGCGATGCCAACAATCGACTCCAGACATTTAAGAGCTTGTTATAAATCAACAGCACCAGATGTTAAAATTTCAGAGGAGTTCAACTGCCACTCTTGCGGCCACGATCAAGAGATGGAGGTTCCGTTCGGCGCGGACTTTTTTTGGCCTGACCGATAATTACATTGAAGCTACATACGAACAATTCTTTCAATTGAAGCATTTTGGCGGGTGGTCATTCACAGAAATGTATAACTTACCTGTTGGATTGCGTCTATGGTGGCTTAAAAGGCTTCACAAGCACTATGAAGAAGAAAAGAAAGAGATGGATAAGGCTCAAAGAAAGGGCCGAAGATAATAATGCCTTTTATAGGCATTTTTTTATTTAAACTATTTACTGGTGATTGGAGGATCTGTTATGAATAATAAAAAACAATTGTTGCAAGAATCTTGGCTTGAAATGCTTGGGTCTTGGAGTAAATCTCTTTTGAGTTACATGTATGGTAATGACATCCAACAGGTTGCAACATTGGACGGAGACCTGTTGAACCGTCTTCAGGAAGATGAAGAAGAACATGACGGTGGCAGAAAATTTATAATCAGAGGGAAATACAAAGATGTTAAGGCCTATTCAAAGGCTATTGTTTCCGAAAAGAACTACCTAGATGACTATGTTGAATACGGCCCAGATCATCCAAAAACAGTAAAAACTAGATCGATTTTAAACACTGCAATTCAAGAATTTGAATCAACAACTGGATTAAAATGGCCGTTTACTGACGAGGAATAACGGATGGGTGATTATACAAAAGAACAAATAGATGCCATAATTGAAGAGAACAAGAGGCTTAAAGAAGAAAAGGAATCAAAAACCGAATCCTCTGTTGCTAATATTAAATCGATGACTGAAGAAAAGGAAAAACTTCTTCAAATTGAATTGCAATTGGCTGACCTTCGTGGTGATAGTCTGGATAAAATAAGATTAGCCCAAGAACTAGTGGATGGCATGACAAAGTCGGAAATGGATGCGTTCAAGGCAGGCGAAGCTGGCCAACAGGCGATGGCTGAAAAATATGGCCTATCTATAGAAATGCTTCAAGACTTAGTTGACCTCCATGAAGATTTGGGCGAAGTTGGGATTGCTGGCTATAAAGCAATGAAGGGACCAGCAGAGGACGCTGCAGTAAAAATGGGCCTTGTTTCAAAGAACGCAGATAGAATTCTGGGTGGCATTGTAAAGATTGGTAAATTGGCCCAAGACCCAAAAGGTTTAAAAGGTATGGCGATGGCATTAAAAGATACCTTAAAGCCAACAAGAATATTCGCCAGTCTGATATTAAAGATTGGAGAATCTACATTAGCAGCAATTACGGCAACAGATAAAGCCACCGCCGCATTTGCAAAAACAACCGGTCTGGGCAGAATGCACACAGCAGGGATTTCGAAGTTAGGTACAACCCATGCCAATTTGGGCATAGATGTTGCGTTGGCTGGTAAAGCTTTTACTGCTGCTCAAGAAAATATGTCTGGTTTTAATAATATGTCTGAAGCGACACAACAAAAAGTGGGCTTAACTACTGCTATGCTTGAAAAGCTGGGAGTAGGAGCAGACACTGGTACAAAAATGATGGAGGATTTTTCAAAAAGACTTGGCATTACAGGGGCTGAGGCATCAGATATGACCAGAGACTTGGCCTTGTCCGCCAAGGGATTGGGAATGTCAATGAAGAAGTTTGTCTCAGCTTTTAATTCGGCGAATAAGTCATTGGCTGTTTATGGCAGAGAGGGCGTTAAAGTCTTCAAAAATGTCGCTGCTGCTGCTCGTGCGGCAGGGGTAGAGACTGAGGCCTTGCTTGGATTAGCAGGCAAATTTGACACCTTCTCGGACGCCGCAGACACTACTGGTAAATTGAATGCAATCTTGGGGACCCAGATATCAGCCATGGATATGTTAACAATGAAAGAAGATG